GAATGAGTAAAGACTTAGATATAGACCTAGAAACTCTAGCCGAACAATATCCTGACGCAGCTAAAAAGTTTCTTGCTTTGAAAGAAGCACTAGATTCCAAAACACTACAACGAGAAGGCAAAGATAACTTTATTCGTTATGTCAAACACATGTGGACCGACTTCATTGAAGGCGAACACCACAAGATATTTGCTCAAAAACTAGAAGATGTAGCCAATGGCAAGATAAAAAGACTGATAGTCAACATGCCACCAAGGCATACAAAGTCAGAATTTGCTTCTACTTTCTTTCCTAGCTGGTTGCTTGGCAGAAATCCAAAGCTAAAGCTCATGCAAATCACCCACACCGCAGAACTAGCTTTCCGTTTTGGTAGAAAAGTAAGAGATATTATCGACTCGGAAGAATACAAACAGGTTTTTCCTGATGTTTCTTTAAAACAAGACAGTAAATCAGCAGGAAGGTGGGAAACCAACAAAGGCGGAGAAGCATTTTACTCTGGTATTGGTGGTGCAGTAACTGGACGTGGTGCGGATTTGCTAGTTTTAGATGATATTCACTCGGAACAAGACGCACTTTCACCAAAAGCATTGGACAATGCTTGGGATTATTACAGTTCTGGACCAAGACAACGTCTACAACCGGGCGGTGCCATTGTAATAGTGATGACTAGATGGTCGACCAAGGACTTAACAGGTAGATTATTGGCTGCACAGACAGACCCGAAGGCAGATAAGTGGGAAGTAGTAGAGTTTCCAGCCATTTTTCCAGACACAGGCAACCCATTATGGAAAGAATTCTGGAGTATTGAGGAATTAGAGAGTATCAAAGCGTCTTTACCTGTCTCAAAGTGGTCAGCACAATGGTTACAAAACCCAACTTCCGAAGAAGGAGCCATTTTAAAGCGTGAGTGGTGGAAAAAGTGGGACAAAGACCAGATTCCTAACATGCAATACGTAATTCAAAGCTACGATACGGCATTTTCTAAGAACGAAACCGCAGATTACTCGGCAATCACTACTTGGTGCGTGTTTTATCCAGAAGAAGCCCTAAGTGCACCAGCAATTTTGCTACTAGACGTGAAAAAAGGACGGTGGGACTTCCCAGAACTGAAAGAAGAAGCATTGAAGCAGTATAAATACTGGGAACCAGACACAGTTATTATAGAAGCCAAGGCATCTGGTATGCCACTAACACATGAACTACGTCAAATGGGAATCCCTGTCGTAAATTACACACCGAGCAGAGGACAAGACAAGGTTGCTAGAGTAAATGCAGTATCACCAATACTAGAATCAGGTATGGTGTACGTTCCCGAAGAGCGTTGGGCAGAAGAATTAGTAGAAGAATGTGCCGCTTTTCCATTTGGCGACCATGATGATTTAGTAGACTCAACCACACAAGCTTTGTTAAGATATAGGCAAGGTGGTTTTATAGGTCTGCATTCTGATGAAAAATTAGAGCCTAGAGAGCCCAAACTAATAAAAAGTTATTACTAGATTATGGTAGACGAAATAAAAGCTCCCACTAATATTGAGAACATTTCTCAACTTTATGACAAAGACCCAACGACACAAAATGTTGCAGACGAGTTTGTTGAAATAGACTCTCCACTTACAGGCGACGAAGAAGTAAATGTCGAATTTGCCCCAGACGGCTCTGCAGAAGTAGATTACTTCCCAGAAGATATACCACAAGAACCAGCAATTCCTTTTGATGCAAACTTAGCTGAGTTTATTGAGGACCAAGATTTAGCTATGTTGAGTAGCGACTTGATTAGTGGCTACGAAGATGACAAAGCCAGTAGACAAGAGTGGGAAGATACTTACATTCAAGGACTAGACTTACTTGGTTTTAAAATAGAAGACAGAGAAACTCCGTTTCCCGGAGCATCAGGTGTCACTCACCCATTACTATCAGAAGCAGTAACGCAATTCCAAGCACAAGCTTTCAAAGAACTACTACCAGCAAAAGGTCCAGTCAAAGCACAGGTTATGGGAGCAGCGACTCCTGACGTACAGCAACAAGCTGCAAGAGTGCAGGACTTTATGAACTATCAGATAACTTCTGTTATGGAAGAGTACACACCAGAGATGGACCAACTACTTTTCTATTTACCACTTGCCGGTTCTGCATTTAAAAAAGTTTACTATGACCCAATGACGCAAAGACCTTGCAGTCACTTTATCCCTGTAGAAGATTTACTAATACCATACGAAGCTAGTGACTTAGAAACTTGTTCTAGAATTACTCAAGTTGTAAAAATGAGTCACAATGAAATACGTAGTCAACAACTAGCAGGTGCATACAGAGATATAGACGTAAAACCTGCTTACGTAAATGAAGGCTCTGATGTTAAAGAAAAAGTAGATGAGCTAGAAGGTATTAGTTCTTCTGGTAACGACATGATGTATGACTTACTAGAAGTACATGCAACTTTAGACTTAGCAGGATTCGAAGACCCAGACGGTATGCACTTACCATACGTCATAACCATTGACCAAACTTCTGGCGAAGTATTATCTATTCGTAGAAACTACAGAGAAGGCGACCCCCTCAAAAGAAAAATAAACTATTTTGTACACTACAAGTTTTTACCGGGTCTTGGTTTCTATGGCTTTGGTCTAATCCACATGATTGGTGGTTTATCCAAAACTGCTACTGCAGCATTAAGACAACTAATTGATGCAGGTACTTTATCTAACTTACCAGCAGGTTTTAAAGCTAGAGGACTAAGAATCAGGGACGACGAAACTCCACTAGAGCCGGGAGAATGGCGTGATGTAGACGCACCGGGCGGAGCACTTAGAGAATCACTAGTACCATTACCATATAAAGAACCATCACAAACATTACTATCCCTAATGGGTATTTGTGTTGATGCTGGTAGAAGGTTTGCTTCGATTACTAATTTAAACATTGGTGAAGGTAATCAAGAACTACCAGTAGGTACAACCATGGCTCTACTAGAACAAGGAACTAGAGTCATGTCAGCTGTGCACAAAAGATTACACTATGCACAGAAAACAGAATTTAAAATATTAGCTAGACTTTTCGCAGAATATCTTCCGCCTGAGTACCCTTACTTAGTGGCGGGGGCTGATGCCACAGTAAAACAAACAGATTTTGATGAGAGAGTAGATGTCCTTCCAGTAAGCGACCCTAACTTCTTTTCTATGTCCCAAAGAATATCACTGGCTCAACAAGAGCTTCAGTTGGTACAAAGCAATCCAGAGATACACAATATCAAAGAAGCATACCGAAGAATGTATGAAGCTTTGGGTACAGAAAACGTTGAACAATTATTTATGCCAGACCCACCACCACCAAGTCCAGTAGACCCAGTGATGGAAAACGCAAACGCTTTAGCAGGTGTACCTCTTGTCGCATTCCCTGACCAAGACCACCAAACACACATAGAGGTGCACCTGACTTTCTTAGATAACGATTTTGTGAAGTCTAATCCTGTAGCAGTACAAGGTTTAGTTAGCCACATCTTGCAACACGTTTCCTTAATGGCACAAAACGAAGCACAAGAAATGGCTATGCAAGACCCAGCCATGATGCAACAGTTGCAACAAGAACAAATGATGATGGACCAAGGACAACAAGTACCACCTAACCCTGCTATGGCAAACTATGTAGCTACTGCAGAACTAGGAGCACTACAAGAAATTATGCCAAGACTAGAAGAAATACTAGAAGTTGAAGATGGCGTAGTAGAACTGAAGAATAAAGAACTAGATATACGTGAACAAGAAAACGAAGATGATAAAGAAATAGCTGAAAGAAAATTAGAATTAGAAGAAGAGAAAATAAAATCTCAAGAAGATATTGCCGCCCTAAGAGCTGGTGTCGACAGAGACCGCAATAGACGTGGAGGCAAATCATAGACGAACTTAATTTCACGTACTTAGTTCAACGTGCTATCTCTAATAAAGAGGAACAAATAAAAGAAATAATGGCTAGTGGCGGTGTAGAAAACCACGAACATTATCAGAACTTAGT